ACCTTCTGCAATTAGGACCTTGGGGCTATAGGGCGAGTCGCCTGTGAGGCTAGGTACGCCGAATGCCTGGTCACCGAGCACAATGTTCGCCAAGAAAGGCGCAGTGCTGGAGTTGTAGGACGCAGCTGCAGTGCCAGAGATGGCATTAGCAGAAGCAGAACCGAAGGACAGAATGTTGTGCGACAACAGAGTCTTCACTCCGTAGTACGTGCCAACTTCACCCTTCAGCAAGCTGTCTACGTTCGAGTAACGATGCGCCTGGATATAGTCGTCATCGTTTAGGATCGAACGAGCAGTACGAGGATCTGCAACCAGGACGTATCCGCCTTTGATTGTAGGAGCCTTGTCAACTCGGAGAGCAGTCACGGAATCGAGCAAGTCGAGCGCCGTGAATGACGAGTTGGCTGCAGTCGCGGCGATGAATGCCGTCGAGTTGCTGTTTTGCGCGTAGCGGACCGAGGTCGACAGAGTGCCAGTTCCAGAGGTAGTTCCGGTCGTTAGCACACGGTGAACGAGCGTATCGGCATGCAACGCATGATCTTCCGCCAATTGAGTCGTGGCCTGTGCCATTGAATCAAACAAGTTTGTGGCTTGCAAGATATCAGACAGCTTGACCAAGCTGGCAAACTGTTGCAATGATGCCTGTACAGTCGACAGGGTCAACTGACGTTCGTTCGATCCAGGGTTTGTGCCTTCCGACGTTACTTCGATGATCGAGCTAATGCTCGGGTTGTCGTAGCGGAAAAATCTAATTTGTTTATTCCCATTTTTCCGAGGAAGCGCCGCTTTCATTCCAAATTGTTCCATCTGAAGGATGGGCAATTGACGTTGGAGCAACTCTTTCGAGAAGTACTCCTGGTAGGCCGCTGCGAGCGAGCCAGAGGTTACTAGTGCCATATAATTTTATCTCCTGTTGTCTAAACCTTAGTTAGCGTCGTCAAACTCTATCGCCATTCGGCGAAGCTCGGCACCTTGTTCAGCTACGGATAAATCCTTAAACTGTTTCTTCGGCGCCGGGGTTGACGGTGAACCAACTCCAGGTTGTAAACGTTTTTTGAACTCCGCATTTTCTTTGCGGAGCTTTTCGACTTCGTCTGCTAATCCGGTTGAGTTATCCGTTTTCAATGCAAGCTGTGCGATCTCTACCGCGTCGACAATTCCATCGGCGTACTGACGAAGAACTGCCTTCGTCTTTAGCAACTCCGAAACTTTCTTGTGCAGTGGAGACGTGGCGTCCTTCAATTCTGGATGCCTGTCTGCCATCTTGGAAAGATTGTCGTTCCAGGCTTTCTCTCCGTGCTCCCTGACCTTCTGTTCGTGTTGCTTTAGTTCGTATCGCTCAACTTCTGTCGCCTTCTTTTCGGCTTGCTCGGCCAGGTCCTCTCGACCCTCTTCCCGGAACTGCTTCGCAGCGTTTCGGTAGTCGGTCGCGTCGAACTTGCCTGCTGGTCTCTCCTGGTCTGCCTTCCGGGCCTCTTCACGTTCGCGCATGAATTCTTGGCGCTCACGTTCCAAGCGTTCCTTTTCGGCCTTAGACTCCGCCTTAGCTTGCTGAATGGCATCCCATTCCTTCTGCTGACGGTTCTTTAGCTTCTCGTACTTGCTGGGTTCCTTGGCCTTGTCGGATGACTCAACCGGACTCTCAGACTCTGTCGTTGTTAAAGAACTATCACCTTTTTGATCCACGACTTCGGTCGTAGAAGGCGAATTTTCTGTTTTAGGTTCTGTCGTCGACGTGGGATTCGACTCGGTCTTCTCCACTGGTTCCGACGTTGGTGCCGTCTCCGGTTTTGCTTCCACTTTATCTGGAGGGATAATCCCATCCTCAATCATGGCTGCTCTTCGTAGCGACTCCGCTGTCAGTTCTATTCCATCACCCATGCTAACCCCTTTACTCCAGCCCCGGAATGGTTAACGATCCCGGGCGGGATTGTGACTAGTCTATGTACTCCGCGGGTAACCTCTAGTCGTCTGCCCCTCCCGCGGGATGAGTGGCATCAATTCCAAGGGAATCGATAACAG